ATCGATTCCATTATCTACTGTGAACGTATCATCAGAAGAACCATCATCATATTGGATTGTTACGGTCTCTCCAGACTTAGTTACGTTAGCTATACTTCTACCGTCCGCTCCGTCCGCTCCTTTTGCCCCACCAATACTAGTAATAATTCTTTCATGTACCTTTATTCCAGAATTTACGTGTACTGAGGAAAATGTTATGTTTGGGGAGTTTCTTCCTGTAACGGTAACAGTAGTTTGCGATACTCCTGAGCCTTTAGTATAAGTGCTTTGAGAAGTACTAATAGACCCATCTGTCTGATTTAAAGTAACAGTTATAGGGTCAGACTGTGCTAGTAGAGAACCCGACTGATAAAAGCTAAAGGTTAAATCGGTAGTTGTAGCTACAGGGCTCCAATTCCCATTGTTCGCAGCTTTTGTCCAAGCTAATGTGCCGGTTACATCTACAGTTCCTGCAATAGCGTCGTTGCCGTTAGAAGATACTGTAAGATTAATAGCACTAAGACTATCTAAAACGTCTCCATTAGAATTTCTTAGTTCTACTTTGGAAGCTGTAGTAAGAGTAGAATTAGTAAAGCTAGTTTCTATACCTCTAGCAGAGTCATTTACATATAGTTGAGGGTTTGTGCCTGAAGTAACTACACTATCCACACCATTTTCTACTTTATGTGTGTAAAAGTTTAGAGTAGTTCCTGGGGCGGATATTACTGCTCCTTCTGGATACTTTATGTAATAACGGGTTGCGTTAGCTACAGGATTTTCTGTAATAATAGTAGCGGTTTCTGTATCAAATACTGTTACACTTGATGCAATGTTTCCTATGTATCCTGTAATTCTAAAGAAGTAAGAGTCTGCACGTATAGTTAAAGGTATTCCTGTAGCAGCTTCCCCTCTATATATAGAACTCCAAACGGTAGGGTCACTTTCTAGAGAAGATTCTATATTAATAGAGCTTATTAGGTTAGTGTTTTCTATACCAAACACCATAGGAACCATAGACCCTATAATACTAGTATCTTGGCCTCCAGAGATGAAACTTATAACAGGTACTTCTGATATTGTTATAGAAACTTCATCACTTAAGGATAATACTGTTTCTTCTTCTAAGTACTGTGCTGATATAAGTGTAGGAGAGCTAGATACAAATTGGTCTACAAAAGATAGACGTACGCTATATCTGGTACCCTCAGTAAGTCCTGTTAAGGTAAAGAAGTTATCCCCAGTATATGCTACCATTTGTTCTGTAGCAGTATAGTTGTCTGTTCCATGTTCTTTAACCCAGGCAATAACATTGGACACATCTGCGTCCAATGGTGTGTTGTGTCTAAAAACTATTCGATCAAATCCTGCAACGTATTCTAGAATAACTAATTTTGCAGGCTGTGCATTATTTAAAATCTTATTTGTCATATTATATCTGTCCATTCTGATGTAATTAGGTTATTATTAGTAGCTCTAATCCTACACTTAACTGCTCTATATGCTCCGACTCCTCCCTTTACAGAAGCGTAATCGCCCATATTTATTGGCAGAGTGTACGAGTATGTTTCTCCACTTGTTATATTTTTTATGCCTATTAGGTCGTTTGATGTATCTCTAAACTCAATATCATAAGCTAAAACATTAGCGTCAGTATGCGCATCCCAACTAAACGATATAGTACTTCCTATATATTCGTTATCTATGTTATCGTTGTCTGACACAAAGTTTTGTACGTTGGAAAACTTCGAGGGGTCAGGCAATTGTAGAATAGTTAGAGATTTCGCAGTATAAAGGCTAGTATTTCCTTTCTGGTTTAATGACCTGACTTTTAGTGGGTGAGTGTGATAGGATCTTAACCCTGTTATTGCTATAAAGTGTCTAGCAGTTCCGTTATTTTCTGTAATTATAGTGCTTACAGGGACAGTAGATTCTCCTGCTAACTGTAGCCAGTCTGCTACTTTGTAACGTAAAACGGTATTTCCAGGTACTACATCCCATACTAATAAGCCGTACACTCCAGGAATCTTTACGGTATTAAATCTAGTGGAAGGAAGAGCTACATACTCGACTCCGGTAGGTTTAGGAACTGTAGTAGGTTGTTCGTACTCACTTAAGTTATCATCCGAACCCTCAGTAAACTGAGCTTGGTCAAAGTCATTTAAAACTACTGCCATTCCTCCATCTGCCAGTAAAGTTGTTGAGGTTACTCTAAATACTTTTTTGTCGTAACCAAACCTGTCATAGGTAAAAGTTACATTACAATTAGGGTAAAGACCTAAAAATTTGTGGTAGGTACTAAATCTTATTTCTCTGGAATACCTGCTGTTGGATAGCTCTCTTTGAGCCCATTCACGAGCTGTGTAGTAGTTTGTTAAATAACTAAATACTACATTACCTTTTTTAGATATGCCGTTATCTTCTTCTAAGTAGTCTGAATTAAAAAAGTTTATTTGTGTTGTGCCCCAATTTTGTGTAGGGTCTTGTATAGATGCTTGTATAGAGTTCCATTTGTTTTTATTAGATAAATCTTTGGTTGCAACACTACCTTTAACATCACTAATATAGATATCAGCAATAGGAGCGTCGTTATTTTCCGTAGACAAATGATATTTTCCTCCCAGAATATTCATTGTTCCATCAAACTGACTAAGTAAACTTTTAATATTTTTTGTTACGGCAGATTCTGTTCTAAACATAACATTAGTTTGCATTACAGTTTTTTGTGTGTCGTGGTTTGCCCCATTAATTTGTACTGTGTTAGTTCCTGGTGGAGTTTTCCATCCTAGGTATCTCCAATAATTTACAAAACTATCTTCATAACTAGTACTTATTTTATCTAAAGACTGAGAAACTTTTATAAATGAATTAACATTTAACTCTTGTTTATCTACGTCTAGGTTACCCCCACAAGTACTATCAGTAACGTAATCCAGCACTTGCCACGCGGGATTAAGAGATACCGTCTTAGTTAAGCTTTTGTATGCTGGAGGAGTAGTTCCCGGAACAGGAGTAGTTCCGTTATCTGTATTACTATAAGTATCTACTAGAGTACCAGATATTACAGCTTCTATTTCAGGGATTTCACTGTTATCTTCTGTGATAGCTATTTCCATAACAATGTACGACGTATCTAGTAGCTTGCAATGCTGATCCCAGTACTCTTGTTTTTCTGCTGTAGTTTTTGTTCTTGTACCATACTTTTCTGTTAGCCAAGCTTGTTGTAGTCTAAAATTTCCTGCACCTGCTATGTTCTTTAATGTTTCGCAAGCTGCTTGGTCTGTCTTTCCATGAAACACTTGTACCCATGCAACCCCCTGTTCTTGGTTTATAATATTAAATTCTTCTCTATCTCTTGTTCCTTCGGTAGAGCTTCTTCCTGCTTCTACTGGAGGTATTTGTAATATTATAGGCTCGTACTCTGCGGATCTGTCGCCAAACTTACCAGTATTGAATGTATTTTCTATTAGATTTTCGTAGGCACTAGAGCTCTCTAATGCGGAAAAAGCCGATAGGGTATCTCCGTTTGCTTGGTTCCCTAAACACACCGAATTATTTTGGTCTGACTCAGAAGAACATATTATTGGAGAGTTGTTAATATAAAAGTTTAAGAATGACTCTATCTCACCTTCAGAAAAGGCATAAACTACATACAGCCTTCTTGGGTCTGATACTAAAGTATCTAAGAAAACAGGAATTCCCGATGTTTTACGAACTCCGTAAAGCTTAGGCAAGAACTTAGCAGATAAATCTAATCCCAGCTCTAGAGAGTTTTCTACTTGTACTTCATACTTAACTGTTTTTGTTCTAAAACCTAGCCAGCTAGATTTAACTTTGTATCTAGTTTCTGAGCTAGTATAATTGGTTACTACATTTATTGTTTGGTTAGCATGTTGAAAGCCTTTATCTGTTTTGTGTGATTCTTTCTTAGCCGCGTCAGAAGGAGCCAAATTTCCATCAGCATTTACAGCTAAACCTCTATGAGAGGCATCATCCGTAACTCTACCGTTAACAAGTTCAAAGTCTTGAAATTTACCCGCACATTGCCAAGTAACTGTAGAGCTGCCCTTAGTAACACTTTCAGATATGTTAATATCTGATACGTCACCGGTAAAGTACTCCATAGGCCCTTCAGTATCTAAGTCAAAAGGTATTATATTACCTGCAGAGTCTAAGTAAGCCCTAAGTACCTGTATGCTTTTGCCTATATAAGAAGTATTAGTATTTTCCACTAATCCTCTGTTTAATTCTACCTCAAATTCTCCAGCTATATCTATACTTAATTTATAGTTAGTAATCCCTTGAGTCTGTCTAATTTCTCCTACCTTTAATACTTTTCCTGCTGCATAAGTATTACCTTCTAGTAGTACGTCTGATTGATAATCTGTAAAATATTCGTATACTTTAGAAGCTTCCACACTATCAGAAAGCTCTAGCCTAATCAGATGAGCTATTCTGGTAAAGTCTGTTGTTTTTAGGTATGTTAATGCTGAAGGTTTAAGGTTTCTGCTCATCTAATATTCTCTCTCATGGAAATTGAAAAACCGTTGTATACTCCTTCTGAGGTCAAAGTAAACACTGGCATTCCCGAAGTTAATCTAACTTTAAATTTTATATTATTATTCTCTTCTGCTAGTAACGCAGATACAGGAACTGTTGCTTTATTTACTATAGGGCTGCTAAGTTGTACTTTTAAGACGTCTCCATCTAAAGTTACATCTGAAACCACATATATTTTATTTCCTGTATTTATCTTTAGACAGTCATTAATACTTATAGTACCTCTAGAAGCCTGTGCTCCCCAGTTAGATATATGGAGTATAGAGTCATCTGTCTCAGAAACCGATAGTTGTAGTATGTTGTTAGCCCACAACCCCGCAGAAGGAAAAGTGCGTCTTGGCAGAGACACGTAAAAACTTTTAAATGCTCCTCTTATAGTGTTAAAGAAAGCTTCTAGGGGTAACGCTTCCTCTTCTGTAAATTCTGGGTATGATATATTAATAGTCCAAAAACTACCATTAAACTCTACCCCTATAGAGCTACCGTCGTTAAGCTCGTGAGTCATCCCGGGGGTATTTTGCGTTAGTGCTTGTGTGCTAAATCCCGGACCTACTTTAGGTAAAGTGTCGGGAGTGGGTAAATATGTTAATGCTTCGTATGCCATAATAAGTGTCCTCCATTTAGAATATATTATACAATAATATTTAAGAAGTTGCAAGATAAATTTTTTATTTAGGCAATAAAAAAGGGCCTAAGCCCTTTTATATTGTTTAATCAAGACTGTTTAATGTTAAACTGCGCGCGTTAAGCTCACCTTCTAGACTATTAAACAACTGTTCACTGTACCTTTTAGTAACTGCCTCAAACCCTGCAGAATCTATAGCTTCTATGTTGAAAGTAGGACTAAATACTAGACTAGAACCAGACTTTCCAGATCCTCCAGAAGGTGTAACGTTAACTGGCATTGTAGGAGTAATTTCCTCTGGGCCACGCTCACCTACCATAATACTAGCTCCAGAAGCCGCACTACCACCACCTAATCTTCCAGGAGTACTAAAAGACCCTGCGTTGCCTTGTCCAGCTTGCCCCTTAACAAATGCGTACTCTCCAGCACTTGCAGCACTAGAAACGTCAACTTTGTTATCTCTGCTTCCGCTTTCTATCTTAAGGCTACTACCTCCGCCTCCAGAAAGATTTCCTATAGATCCGTTAGCCGCTTTATCTACCTGTGATATTTGGTACAGTCCCATAGCTGCTAAGGCTGCTGCCATTGGAACACCTGCAGGGAATCCCATCTGAGCAAACGTTTGCATAACACCTGTAGCAGTAGATATTGCAATAGCAGCTTTATCTGCCTTAGCTTTTTCTTTGATCTTTTTAGCCTCTAGCTTTTTGATCTTAGCTAAGCTTTCTACACTTTTACCGTCACGCTTCTTTTCCGCAGCTATTTCTCTATCAATACCAGCTATTTTAGCATCAGATATTGCACCATATATAGAGCCTGCTGCGTTAGCCAAACCTATACTAAAGTCATTAAATGCTTCCATATTACCTTGCAGGTATTCCGCAAATCCACTAAATCCTTCTTTACCTGCGTCTGCTGCGGAAGCAAAAGTGTCAGTTATGAGTTGACCCGTACCTAGAGCAGTTTTTGTAATCCCGTCTAGTCCGTCTAGTTGACCTATAGAGCCCATAGTGCTTGAGGTATCCTTGAAGGGCGCAGAAGCCTCACTTCTTTTTAATGCTGCTTCTTCTCGTGCTATAGCTAATTTTTCTTTATCTAACGCCACAGCATCTTCTATATCATCTAACCCTGCTTTTCTATTTTCTAATAGTTTTCTATCAGAAGCGGCATCAGCCACAGCAGACCCATTAGTGTTTTTACTTGTTATCAGATTTTCTCTATCATTTTCTCTTTGGTTGGCTGCTAACTGAGATGCCTCTATGTTTTTTTGTACTGCTAACTTACTTTCCATTATTGTTAGTTGAGCTTGTAATTCAGTTGTATCTTTTTTAGCTAAACTAGTAAGTAATATTTGTAGTTGTAGCTCATATAATTTGAGTTCTACTTTCTCACTTTCAAATGAGACAGTTAGGGCTAGGTTTTGTAAGGCTATAGTTGTATTAGTAGAAGATTCCAGTAGAGCGTCTTTTAACTTGTTATCTACAACTAATTGATCTCTTTTAGCCTTTAGAATTTCTATCTCATCTTTTATTTTCTGCTTGTCTTTTACAGAAGTAACATTACCTAAAGCGTTCATCCTAGACTGAATATCTAATCTACGAGTTATCTTGTTGTTTATTTCTTCCTCTGCTTCGCCCTTACGACCTGTCGCAACATTTTCTAATGCTTCTGTTTGTCCTAAAGTTGCTAGTATATGATTTAATTCATCAGTTTTATCTATTAGTTTACCTAAATTATCTATAGAATCTCCAAGTTCTAAAGACTTTTCTAGCCCCTTAAATGCCTTACTCTGTAATAGTATAGCGGCAGTTTTTAGTGGATCTAAAGCTGAGTCCATGTTCTCCATAGAAGAAAAGGTCTTACTCAAAGCAGTAAGAGGTCCCAGAGCTTCTGTGTTTTTTGTTATAAATACGTCTACTATTTTTGTAGACTCATCAAGACCATCCGAGAAAGAAGAAAAAGAGCTACCAAGTTCAGGAGTTACATCTCCAGGGAGTAGGCTGTACTTGTCTACTAGGTGTCCTATTTGCTTAACTTTCTCTTTATTAAGCTTTATTATTTCTCTCTCTATTTTTGCCTGTAATTCTAGCTCATTTTTTACTCTCTGACTACCACTAGTAATAGTGCTAATAGTTTTTTCAATTTCTCCATCCCTATCTAGAAAACTAAGTCCTGTAAGGTCTGCAAAAACAACTAGAGCAGTCTGCCCTACTAAATCTAGAGATTTACTGAACAAAGTGCTTCCTATTGTTATTTCTGAAGCTCTATCTTTAGACTCTTTTAGTCTCTTGTTCAAGTCTTCTACTCTGCCTGTAAGTGCTCCTGTAGATGTTACAGCTTCTTCTAAATTACCTTTTTCAAACGCTTTAATAAATATATCAGCTTGAGTGCTAGTTGTTTCTAATACACTAGCCAGTTCTGAAAGAGATACCGTAGTGTCAGATAAGTTATTAAGTTGTTCTATAACAGGAGTTAAAGCTTGACTTAAAAATACAAGTAAGCTATCAGTTGCGTTCTTAGTATTGACAGCTAATGTTTCAAAAGCCGTAGCTCCTGCATCAATACCGCTAAATCTTTCGTCTAACTGAGACTGAACTTCAATAGTCAACGCTAGCTGTCTTTCGTAGTCCGTTAACTCATCTACTGTCTTACCTACTTCGGTAGCGTAGTCTTTAAAGGCAGGAGTTAGTCGAGTAACAATACCTAATTCGTCAAATAGTTCTATTTCTTGCTTAGATATACCTCTTAATACTCTGTCCATAGAATCATTAAAGTCTCTGCCTAATGCAATAGATGCTTTTCTAGCTCCTTTAGTTAAATCTTCTAACTGCTTAGTTGTAAAGTTAAATGCTACACCTTTTGTCGCAAACTGTAAACTTTCTTTTAAAGATAGTGCGCCTGTAGAGGCTCTCTCTAATTGAGTAGCTAAATTAGAAACGTCTAATCCAGATACTTCAGAAGAAAAGTTAGTTAGTTGAGTCTGTAGTCGATCAAAAGATGCCGCTTCATTTAACAACCTAAATGCTGCTGTAACAGCAAATATGTTAACTGCTATAGACGCGTAAGCGCTTACTAGCGGGTTTGCCCCAAAAGCTAGTTGGCTAAAACTTCTGGCAGCTCCTCGCCCACCTTCTCCTAGCCTTCTTTGTGCGTTAGTTAATCCTTCGGTAGAAGCTGCAAGTCCACTAGTAGTTCGGGTAGCTTGAAGCATTTCTCTATTAAAGTCTTCTGCTTCTTCGGCTGCCCGAGTAAGTGCTAGTTCTACGTCAGTAAGATACGCCGCTGTTCTTCCTGCCCTTCTGCCAATAGCTGCGGTATTAGTAGCTATTTGTTCTAGAATTTCTACTAAACTTCTCATACCTGCGCTAGCATTAATACCGTCTAGGGCCCCTTCAGCTCTTTCTGCGTCTCTTGATAGATCTCTTAGTACAGAACCTAAAATTTCTAAGTTAGTAATGTATCCGTCTAACTTAGCAGTCTGTACTGCTGTTCCTGCGGTAGCACTATTTATAGATTTTAATGCTGTTCCCACAGTAGTTAAACTTGTACCTAGTGTAGCTGCCCTACCTGACATAGTAGCTAGGTTGGTTAAAGTAGTATTTAGCACTCTACCTTTCTCTACAAATATATCTATTTCTTTGTTTACACCTTCAAGTGCTTCCCTAACATTATTAAGGTCAGCTCTTGAAGCGTCTGCTCCTTCTGTTCTACTTCTTATTATAACTTCTCTAATTTGTTGTCTTCTTGCCATTATATTCTCTCCTTTACGAACATAAAAAAATCCCTTTATTAAAATTAATAAAGGGACTGTCTAGAGCCTAAGCTCTATCCTAGAGGATTCTTTACTTTTTCGCCCCTTTCGCTGCTTTGTTTGCTTCTTTTATAGCTGAAGTTTTAGCTCTAGAATCTAGGAATTGTAGAACTGTAAATACTTTCATTCTATCTTCTGTATCTACTAGGTACATAGAGAAGATGATTTCTAAGGACGAGTAATTCTTTCCAGCATATATGCTGGACATTCCTCCACTGTACATGTCGGGCAAAGAATTAAAAATATCTATTGCAACATGAACATACGAAGGAAAACTGTCATAGTCGGGGGGTATATTAGAGTAGTCGGGCTCCCTGCCCATTTCTTCTTCCATCCTAAGATACGTTTCAGGAGTAATGCCTATTCTAGCGTTATCTAAATACTGTTTTAGAAAATCTATTGTAGCTTCTGCTCGGTTAGTCTCGAAATCGGTGAAGACTAAAGACCTGCTCATTCACCCATTGGTCAAATATTTGCGAGTGCTTAATAAGCTCTACTACGTTTTCCATGTTAAACTCTACTTCAGCTTCTGGGTCTTCTATCTTACCCATGTCTACTAGTAGTAGTTCATTTAAGTATTTATACTTAAGTCCTGTCCACCCTTTAATAGCAGCTTCTGCAAACTTCTGAACAAACAAATCTTGGTCAAGCTCTAATGTAGGCATTCTTAGCTTAGGGTCAATTTTTGTTACCTCAGAGTCTGATCTAATCTTTCTAGATAGCTCTCTGGATACTGCTGCTACTTCTAATTCAAAACCTTCTAGTCCTTCAAAGGGTATTTTTACTGTTTTTGTTTCTAAGATTATATCTTTTAAGTTCATAATTCTGTTTCCTCTAGAATTGTATGTATGAGTTGTCAGTATTAGGCAGTAGTGCGTAATCTGTTACAACTCTGTGAAAGTTTCCTAAGTCAAATCGCTCTGTTAGGCTACACCCATTTAAGTTTACCTTAAAAGTGTCTCCATATTTTATTTGTACGTCTGAGCTTGGGGTGTATTGATTATTATTATTATTTAATTTTGTTTGTGTTATTGCGCCTGATATTGACATAGAGGTTATTATAGGGTTTGTTACCTTATATATAGATCCTAAGTCAAACATAGACTTTTGCTTTAGCCAACTTATTTCTCTAGTAAGCTCTAGCGACAATCCTAAAATATTACTATAGTTTGTAACCCTAACACTATTTGTAGAAAAATCTTGAGGGTCTTGAATATTTTCAATCAATCCATTAAAGTCAGCTACCTCAGATTCATTTTCACTAATGTCAATTAGGTCTGGTCCAGTACATGTTACTCTAACAGCAAGTACTTCTGTGTGTGATAGTACAAAAGATAAATTAGTACCACACATATCAGGTAGCTTATATATAGTGCTTCCATGTTTTATGTATATGTTTCTTTTACTAGGAATAGTTAAACTAGTAGACACAAGGTATTTGTTATCAGATATTTTTGGCATATCAAACCATTTTACTATCTCTGTGTCTGGAGATTGTCTTCCTATATACGAAGTAAAATTAAGAGAAGCAGCACCTTTTTCATTAACAAAAGTTCTGTCTACTAACTCAGTGTTTTGTATGGTCTTTACTCTTTGAGTGTTCCCTATAAATGTCTGAGAAGCACTAACTTCTCCCACAAGCAGCTTGTACTTGTGGGTATCCGTTGCGATATAGAGTACAGAACCTTGTTTAAAGACTATACCCATAAGTTATTAAGCCTTAGCTTTCATCATTACAGAAATTTCAGTACCACTAGCTAAGTCAGCAGAACTAGGCATGCCCTTAAACTCAATAGAGGTAGATACTACATCATCTACAGAAATATCAGGTACAGACAAGTGAGCTAGAGGTATAGTAAATTCTGCTCTTGCGCCTGTTGCTCCGCCAACTTTAAATACAATTTCTGCTGCGTTAGTAACAGAACCCTGTACATCTGCAAGCATATGATCTAGTAAGTCAGCTGTTCCGTAGGGGGTAGTGTTTCCGTTACCCCCAGTAACACCTTTAAGGTATGCTTCAATAGTGCCCGTAACTTCAAAAGAACCTGCAAAAGAACCAATTGGGGAATCTACTTCTGCTAGTGTATTTGGAGTTAAGTAGGTAATGTTGTTGTTGATAGTAATGCTTCCACTAGTAATAGGTATGTTATACGAATTATTTGAAGAACCCCCTGGAGCAACATCAGCTTTCATTGTCATAATAGTAAGCTTATTTACTAAGTAATCTTTGTTAGTAGGTATTTTTACGTACCCAGAGTCTACTGAACCACTGTCGTAGACTGCGGCAGTTCCCGTAGTAAAGAAGCTAGGGTTACTAATAGGTGCGTAGCTTAATCCTTGACCAGACCAACTAACCATAGCAATGTCTGTTATATCAATAGAGATTTCTGCTTGACTAACTTGACATTTGTTTATGTAGTAGAACTGATTATCTATTTTAAAGTATAAGTAAAGCTCTGTAAGTACGTGAGCAGCGTTGTTACTAAAATCTACAGTAAAGCTATCAGCATCTCCTTTAACTTTAGAGTCTCCTCCAGTGTTATCAAAGTCTGGCTCGTTATCTCTAGAGCTTGCTAGTGCGTGCCATAATAGCATATCTACTGTAAAGTGATCGCTACTGTCGAGGTACGGCGTAATGTATGTTGCAATGCTCCAGTCTACTGGGTCCAGTGCAGAGTTAAATCTTTTACTTCCACGTATAGGTGCTACGCCTGCTTCTTCAACAGATACGTCTACAGTGGAAACTGATTGTGATAGTGAATACCCTTCTTGTACAGGTAGTTCAAAAGTGTTGGCAGCGGTGTGTGTACCGTCCTTATCTATTGTACTAATCCAAAGTCTGGTATTACGTGATAAATTAATCGACATTTTATAATTCTCCTAAATTATGTTCTGGTTCGGCGTACTTTCTCGTACTGTACGTTTACTACTAATTGGCCTAGTGCCATTGGATCAAGAATCCCTTCATCCGTATTTATGGAAACTAGTGTGCTATTTGTGATTTTAGAAGTAATTACTCCTTCCGATGTATTTACATTATACGGTAATTGTAAATGTGTGTCAAGGAAATTTTCTACATCCGTTATTAAGGATTCTAATTCTTCCTGTGAGTTTTCTTCTGATTTAACATATAGTGTTATGTTGACGGTTAAAGTAGCCCAAGTAAAGTCAGAAGGTAAATCCTCTCTAATCTCCGCTCCAGGGGTTACACTAATAAAGGGAAAGTCTTCTACATCACTAAAATGTTTTACCCTATTACTAACATTACCGTGTAGGTTACTCATGTAGTCTCCGTCCCCTATAAATAACTCTGCTATTTTCTCAGATATTGCTTTTACTATTCCAGACCTTGCGCTCATGCAGGACCTCCTATATTAAATATGGTTTGTTGAAACGAAGCGTCATTTAAAGAGTTTTCCAAAGTTGCTAGTAGTGCATTTTTAATTATAATACGAGGATCTCTTGTTGGATGCTTCTCAAATACTTGATAAGGATAAAGCATGTAGTTAAAGAAAACAGAGGCGGTTGCAGGATTTCTATTATCCGACAAAGTAAAACTAGATACTTTGGCGCTGCTAGCAAATCTTCCAGTCCTAAATACTAGAGCAGGAGCGTCCATCCTTTCTTTTATCTGTTCAAAAAGTCTAACATTAAGTATTCTTACTAGAGATTGCTCGGAGAGCATTCTTCCTCCTCTGTCTCTTAGCCCAAAAGGTTTTACAGGTACTTTAGACTTTGTTGCTTTCTTTATCTTTTTATTGCCCGAAAAGAACTTATTGCCTAAAGGATCTTCTAGAAGTTTTGCGTCTAATAGTCCTTCTAGCCGTAATACTGCTGCATCAAATGCTGCTTTTTCTACTCCTTCGGCTAATTCTCCTTCCTTTTCCATACGAACTTTAAAAGATCCAAACAGACTTCCACCTTTTTGAGTTAGGTCTGTTTGTACATCCGCAGCTAATTTTATTCCCTGTACGTTTACTAGTGCTTGTTCTAGTATTGTTTTAAAATCCATTATAAGACCTTATATAAATCTAGCATTAAACGTATTTGTGGGGGTATTAACGTAGGCTCTGCACTAGTACTGCTCTCTCCGTTACTATAGGTTTTTGAGGTGCTAAAGTTACCTTTCTTAAAATAAGATACAAGCTCATAAGCTGAAATTACCAAGTCCGCAGGCGAATTTTCATACCCGTAAGTGTAGTCTACCTCTATATTGTTACGTCCCATAGGAAATCTGCCTACAGCTTCTACTAGGCCAATGTCTAAGTCTACTTCATAATCTGCCGCAGATATGTCTTCTCCTAAAACAGAAATCCTATCTAAAGAGGTTATCCCTGGCGTAGGCAGTAGTATCTCTAGTCCATCGTAGCAAGTTAGTTTTTTGTTTACAACATTAACTACACTAAATTTTATGTTACAATAAGTCTCTACAAAGGTGTTTACAAAATCAACTATAGGTTCTAAGGCTGCGTCACTATTTGGGCTTTTTATATCTTTATAACTTTTGTAGCCTTCTAAAGTAATTAACGCCATTTATTTCTCCTTATACAAAAAAGCCCCGCCCTAAAAGGGAAGGGCTTTTTATTATGCTATATTATGTTGCGTAGTTAACTGCTACTACACCTTTACCGTTACCACTGCCTGCAGTTTCTTCGATCCAAGGTTGTAAGTTTAGACGCTGTGTTGCAACGAATACTGTACGGTCTAGCTCTACTTCAAAGTCACTACGTACTGTTACGCCACGTTGACGTGGAACAACGAAGTTGCTTGAGTTAAGTAGGATTGCGTAAGTTCCGCCAGATGTTTTATCAGCAAAACCGCTAGATACTAGAACTCTCATTCCGTAAATGTTACCTACTTCACCAACTAGCTTAGTTGCGTTAGAAACGCCAACTTGCTGTACGTCAGCCCAATCTGCATCTTGGATAAGATCCCAGTAAGCGTCTTGTGAAATAACAACATAAAGTTCTGAAAGGTTAATTCCGTATAGACCTAAACCTCTACGAGCTTCTAAGATACCTGCTGCAGTTACTAATACGTTAGTAGTGTTTGCTGCTGTCGCTAGAGACTGTAATCCGCCTGCTGCTTTGGCTTGTGTAACAAGACCTTTTGGCTTGTTTGCGCCGTCACCAACTAGGAATGCTGCGTCGATTGATGCTGCATGAGCTTCTACTAGGTGTTGACGTAAAATAGGTACAAGAGCCATGATAGCATCTTCTTGAGTTTCTTCAGTTAAGTATACTTTAGCAGCTAGCTTAAAGGTCTTAAGTGTAATCTCAGTAAGCGCAACAGTTAATGCTTCACCTGTACGGGCTTTAGCTGTGTTGTCTGCCATGTTACTTGCAGAAATCCAAGTAGCTGTGCTACGATTTGGATTGATTGGGAATGTCATTTGTGCAGAAGTCATATTCATTTCATTGAATAAGGGTGCAACAACTAACAATGCCTGAATGTCACGATATAAGTTAGTAGAGAAAGTAGTCTCATAACCTTCACCAGATACTTCAATGCTAGAAGATTGGTTGATAGCTTTGATGCTCTTACCATATTCGGTATCAAACATATCTACTTTCTTAATTGTGCTTAAGAACATTAGGTTGTCTGCAGTATCGCCCATTGCTTTGGCGTCATACGACGGTCCGTTAATGCCCTTTGCGATAGCTGTTACGTTGTTAGAGCGAGATGCAACTACTTGAGCAATTTCTTCTTTAAGAGAAACGATCTGGTCGTTGTTAGCTTTAACAAGGTCAGCAAATGCTGAATCTTTTGCGCTTAACTTAGTTTCTAATTCTGCAACTAAATCTTTAGCTGCTTCCATAGCGTTTGCTTTAGCTTCTGCTTTGCTGTTAGCTAGGTCTGTAGCAGATTTTGCTGCTGCGTCTTCTTTAGCTACACGAACTGCTTCTGCTTGTGCTACAGCTGCTGCTGCTGCTTTAGTAGCTTCTGCAACTACGTCGAATACGGGATCAGCTTTAACTGGGGTGTTTGCTTTAGCTAGCTCGGCTGCCAATGCTTTAATTTCTTCGAGTGTCATTTTTTCTTCCTTTGTTTCGCCTGATTCCGGCGCTAATATTTTTTTGAATTGCTCATAATCTTGAGCGTCCATACTTTTTGCTACTGAAAATGTTGAGTCTTGGTTACAAGGAACCGATACAACAGATATTTCGTGTAGTTCTACATCCTTAATAAAGAATATGTCTTTTACTTCATCGTACTCTGCGTCTAATATGTTGAATCCAACACTAAAGGTAGTTAATACCTTATCTTTTATTAGATCGTATACTCGTCCTGCTCCCTTACTAATCTTAGCCCTAATTTTAAGGCCTAGGTCATCAACTTCATAACCTAACATAACCCCTATAGGGTTTGAATGATCGTGGTAGCCTAGTATAATAGGATTTTTTAAGAAGTTAGACATAGCGGTTTTTGTTTCCCACGCTGAGCGTAGTATAACATCTCCTGCTCTATCTTTAGTTACGGTATTAGCGTATCCTTCGATAACTAACTCGTCTTCATCTTCTTCATGATCTTTAACTACTTGTAATTTAGCTAATAACTTAGTATTATATTTCATTACTTTTCTGCTTAGTTACTTTAGCCACAATAGGTTTAGTTACTACCTTAGCAGCTTCCTCTGATTTTCTAATAGCCATACAATGTTCTCTGTACGCTGCTTCAAATCTTTCCCATCTCTTAAACTTTCTTATGATGTTTCTAACAGATAGGGGCTTATTAGTCATAGCGTTATATACTACTCTACTAGGTAACTCATTACCGTAGACTGCATAAACTTGCTCTATAATCTTTTGCATTATGTATCTTCTCCTGTTGGCGCACCACCTTCTTGCCCAGATACGCCTGAAGCGGATCCTGCGACGTTAGCGGGTATGCGTATTTTATTCATAAGAGGGTCGTCTATATCAGGAAGTCGCATCATACCACGTCCTTCGTTTCCTGTTATAATCCCATTATTAACTAGTGCGGTAATTCTATCTGCTTGTGCTTTTAGGTCAGGCAGTAGTGCGGGCACTCTATGTGTAGTTAGTTCTATATCATACGCAAAAAACATCTCTAATGCTGACTCAAACTTACGCAGCATAGGAATAACCGTAGTGTAGAACATTAACTCTAGGTTGGGTTTTATGTTAGCGTTATTTCCAGAGTTAAGTAGTAAAGGAGGTATTCCTAGGGCGTAGCAGACCTTGTCTTCCAAGTTAGTGATAGACTCTGTGAATGCCATTTCTCTAAAGTCGGAACTTGCTAAGGATTTAGCTTTAAGTCCTGCATCTAAAATTAAAGGACGTCCATTCCCCCGTTTCGGGTTATACTTCTGTACCCATTCCCTTTCTTGCCTTTCCTTTAGTTTCTTGCTTAGGATTTGTTCTGTTTCTACTATAAGACCTATAGATGCGCCATTGTCAAAGAAACTCTTTTGAAAGTTAATCATAGACTCTCTGGTCAGTAGCGAAGCTACAGCACTTTTTATTCTAGAGTCTCCTCTGAATACTGATTCTGTACTGTTGTCTCTTATAAAAATTATTTCATTAGATTTAAAAGGATGAGTTCCGTTATAGAGATATTGAGCAATAAAGCCTTTGTCACTAGGAAGCACTTCCATATTTTTTGCAGGTACGTGATAAAATGAGGTTCCATCAAAGTGTATAAATGCGTTTCCGTCTATCAGAAAATCCATTAATACAAGTCTCCTAAAACTGCTAATGTCCATGTAAGGATTAGGGCGACTATTTAGTAAGTCTGCCAGTCTAGGTCCTCTTACTTTAGTTGTTACACCAGTAAAATTAAGGCTAGCTCCGACGTCATAGTCAATCAGAGCAGCATTGTCAACTAGTAAGTTAACGGCTCTGTTTACTACTTCAATCTGTTCATACGCGTTTTGTATCGTATGTAACTTAGTTTGCGTAGTGCTTTTACTTGTTCCTTCATCACGAGCCATTTCATCTTGTACAGGATTTAGTTTTTCAAGTATTTCATCCCATAATTTCATTCGTTGCTCCTTATTTTAATCTAGAAAACCTATCGTTTGAGGTTTCTCCGAGGAGACTTCCAAATCTAGTATCTGATCGGGTTGGTACAGCATCCTTGCCGTGAGTTCGTCCATGCAATTTTAACACCCAAGTAACCTGTTTTTCAGCAGAAGCTAGTGTAGGCTCTCGCCCGTATATCTTATGCAGTAATTTGTGGTGCGTAGCGCAAAGGGTGACTGTTTGTTCAACTAGTTCGTCCCAGTGTGCTGTATAGAAATCTTCTCTCATAGCTAAAACTTGTTCGTCTGTAACTATGAGTATCTTGTTTTCCATGCAATATTTTTTCAGTAGTAACGACACGGTTGTGTAATGATGTATCTCTAGTTCAGAGTCAGTTCCACAAATCTCACATTCACACTTCTTTTTGTAGTTAGACTTTATTCCGTCTCGAATGTGCTTTGTCGCTACTCTTTTGTTTGTATTAGCGGCCATTAAAATCCTCGCTTTCTTGGTATGGGTGTAAAGCTATCAACTTTCCACTCAACATATGTACATTATACTATTTGATTTCATAAATGTAAAGTGGTTTATTATATTAGCACTCTAACGAGTATAGCTGTATAGTGCATATCTCAGGGCATCCGCAACGTGCGAGAACTGATCGTGCTTCGGTTTGGGTTTTGCAAGCATTGGGTTAGGGTCCCAACGATAGTTGAGGAGCATCATGATGACATGAGTACAGTTAATATCTACTATTAGCTTGTCGTTGTCTATCAAGGCTTGTACATACCCTAGTCCGTCAAGTACACTCTTGTTAGCTTTGTTGCTAGGAATGTCGTATAAGGAAGCTAAGTCTTGCCTGAATTGGGCTGCCGCGCTGTCGCAGAACACTATGTCTACATTCCAGCCTTCCATGCGGTTATAAAATTCTAGTGCGTGCTGCTCTGTATTTCGTTCTTTTTCTTGGTAATCCCACATTAAGTAAAATTTGTCTTCATCCATATCGTATTGGAATATTACAGCCCCTGTATCGTCCTTGTAGCCGGGGTCAATACCCATTATAGCTTCAAATCTGTGCTCAGGAAACTCCATGTCACTAAGGTCGCGTACATGCTTATCCTCGTCAAACCCTTCGTATATCTGTCCTTCAAACGTTGCAAAGTCTGCTTCGTACTCTTGCTTAAATTCAGCCTTACTCATACTCTTACGAGCTTCTTCAATAACACTCGAAACACTTCTGGGGTTGTCACGGTAGGTAGAATGTATGCTTATCCAAGAAGGGTAGTCATCGCTAAACCCTCGCATGTAAAAGTCATAAAAGTAATTCAAACCTCGTGGTGTACTTATGAAGATACATTTAGAGTTTGCTTTGTCTAGAGTAGGCTGTAGCTGTACGTTGAATACATCTGCCCCTTTGTTCTCTAGGGCTGCTTCGTCCACTAGTATCAAGTCGTACGAATGTCCTACTAATGAATCTGGATTATTGTATGACCCAAACTTTATCATAGAACCATTTGTTAGGTGTATCTCACGCAAGGCCTTGTTCTTAGACTCTATCTCAATGTTGTGATCTTTAAGCATAGTTATCTGCTCATTCCAAGATATGTTTGTTAATGAGAAGTTAGGCGATACTATCAGTACTTTTGACTTTGGTTCCATAGCTTTCAAGAACGCTAGAGTGTTAGATATGAATGTCTTACCTGTTCTACGAGATAGACAGGCGACTACAAATCTATGTATAGGGTCGTTTATAGCGTTTATCAATCCAATCTGGGGCGCTATAGGTTCTATGCCTTTTAGTTCTAGGAAGTTCTCAACGGGTAGCTTTAGAAAACGCTCCGCTACGGGGAAGTCTATAATGTTTTCACAATTTAAGTACGGTCTACTTATCTCCATTTTTACCTGCTAATATCTTTTCCATTAAACTGTTATAATTTGCCCCACCGTAGTTGTTCTGCGTATTGACCACCACTGCGGGCTCCTTGGATTTCTCCAGTTCTAGTATTTTTAGTTGCATATTCATTTGGTCTAGGTTAAATTTATGAATCTTCTCCATTATCTCTACAATATCTTTTGACGAGCCCATACCTGTATCGTCCATTTCTTCCAACTTGGCTGCTAGGATTGCGTCCCAAACATTGGCCATCTTATCACGATTTCGGAAGCCCGATTCGTTAAATAGTCTATCAATGTATCCTCGTACTTCCCGCTTGCACAAGTATCTGTCGACTTCTGTAATGTCTATATTAAGTAATTCGGCAGTCTTAACCGAGTCACTATTATTTTGCAGATAACAGTGTGCTATCTCCAACCCCTCGGGGCTTATCACGGTTATTTCGTTGTCCATGTATTTCTCCTCTATACTTGCATTATACATCTCCAGAAATATCCTGTCAAGTAAAAATTTTAAGCGAACTTCGTTAAACTACCTGCAGTTCGCTAATGTCCTGGCTCAGGCTACTGCAAAGTAGAAATAGTATACCCCGTTCGCTAATGTTCCACAGAGAACCGTAGTAGAAATAGTATACCCCGTTCGCTAATGTCCCGCAAAGAACCGTAGTAGAAATAGTATACCCCGTTCGCTAATGTCCCGCAGAGAACCGTAGTAGAAATAGTATACCCCGTTCGCTAATGTCCCGCAGAGAACCGTAGTAGAAATAGTATACCCCG